CACCCATCGTGGATGGCTACACCCCGCAGTAATAGATACGATATAGCCCCCTGCTGCCGGGACTACAAAGTTGTTTTTAACACTCTACCAAGAGTGCGTCAGTGACATCTGTCGCTGCAAAGCCGTGGCGCAAGCAAACATCATAGACGAAATAAAGAGATAGCTAGTTCGCGAATCCCACAATTTTCTATAGTTATGCAGAGTCATATAAGTTGCTACCATCCTGGCACAGATGAAGATCAGTTCGGGGTGGAGATTTCCAGTATAACCAGACAGGCTACCAGAGAGCCAGTCGATGGCCAGCCTGCGGGGCAACGAATATCTCTTCTCCACGGATCTGATCAGACCCGCCGTTCTCTTCGAGAGTAGTGAAATAGTTTTTACACCCCGTATCCGAGCCACAGCAGCAGTCTTCTCAAATATATTTGCAATTTGAGGCAACTGTCCATAGGTATGATCAGGGCTGTCCGACGCCAAGATTTCGGTTGAAACCCTTTCGACAGCAAACGGTGTCACTCTTGGCTCAGGTTTGTAATGGACCGCGATCCTACCCATATCGGCCTGAGCGATGGACGTCACACCGGTGGTAGCGACCGCTTCAGCTTCAGACCTGGCCAACTTGAAGTCAGAGAACCTCTCCTCAACGAGAGAGACTGACCATGTGGACACCGGAGGAACGGTGTCCGGAGGAGTCGGTTCGAGTAGGACTGAGCCGGCTTGCGGAGGCATGACACCAGCACCGCCGACAGACCTCGGGACGTGAAGTATGCTAGCTGGAAAACCCTTTGATGCTAGCGCACGTATCGCGTTCATATATAAAAACTTTCTGAGGTTAGGGCACGCTCCCCTCCTTTCCGAAGTCGCGCAATTGTCCAAAGCTGCGATAGCCTTAGGACACACAGCGTAACCACTCTCCTCAGAGAATGGACGCGCCTCCCCTATCCATACCAAGCTTCTGTTCAGATACCCCCTCGCCCCACGTCTGCCGTACTCAATACGTAGAAACTCTGTTTCCCCGTTCCCTTCGTCAGTCATCCTGCTTTTGTCAGGAGAGTACTCAAGGAAAGCTGAGCAGTATACCCACCAGATCTTAGCGAGTAATTTCGCATGTTCTGGCGTCTTCCCTCTCAAGGCTGCCAGCTGGTCGTCACCCCTGACATCAAACATTTCGACACAGGCACGCCAGATCCTAACCAGTACAGAGGCTGCACCTCTGCACACGCAGTACGAAACTCTATTACCCACCTTAGAAGTCTCGAGAGTGCCGGAAGTTAGATACCGCTTATTCAGTACCAACGACTTTCTGTTTACAGCAATCAAAGTCGCGAAGTCTGAACGGCGCTCCAAAATCTTCCTGTGTGGGGTCGTGTCATACTGGATCGACTGGTCGGGAGGCAAGAGATACTCCTCGAACGGGACACCACTGTTGTTTGCGGACAGAGAAGAAAAAACAGGAGCGGGCACGGTGTCTCTCACCGTGTCCCAGAACTCTGCGACATATGTGTGGCCGATCTGCTTATCAAAGCCCTTGACGTCCGACGCCAGAACCACAACGGCATTACCGGCGACAGACACCGTTACAAAGTCTGGGCGCAAAGGAGTGAGTTTTCGCATCAAAGTATAAACATGCCTAGCACGCTCAAGAGCTTCAGCAGCTATGTCAGGTGCTACGACAGATAGAGTACGCACATGCCTGTTCACTTCTTCCCAGCCGCGAGAGCCGAGAGAAGTAGACCAGGCCCGGTTCTCTAAATGGACACCATCCAAAGGGTAGTTTGAACTCTCAGCAAGATGTGCTAGGAGATATGATTTTATAATGGTTGGCGTTAGAGGATAGGGGTAGATCACCCTATCCTTTGAAGTCTCACCCAACTTCAAGATCGCCTTAATAATTACAGAGGTCTGTGTGCAGCAAGATTTGACCGAAAACAAAACATCTTCGAACACCGCGATGTAGGGTACCAGAGACTTAGTCAGTCTCAGCTTGAAGACTTTGCCATCGACCTCGTAAGTAAGAGAGTCCAACCCTGTAGCTGTTGCGGACCCGTCAGTCTGCCAAGACATATTTTTCACAAAACTATCCAACTTCTCAATGTTGGTAGCCATCCTGAACTTCTGTGTTGAAGCAGTGTCTAGATAGGCGTCTAGAGCATCAGGGTGTGGGACTAGTTCTGCGGAAGCTTCGCTTCTGATCAAATCTGATACTCTGGTATCGGTGTCAGCATCAGGATATCTACATCCGACCAGTGTAGCACACTCCTTAAACCAGTCATGGTTATTAAGCCAGGTCGCACCCAATTTCGCAGCATTGGAGAGATATTTGCCAGTCTCAACGAAATCGTCTTCCGAGGTCAGAAGGCCCCAAGATTGAAATTCTTCGATAAGAGCTCCTGTGCCTGAGGTGTGTGCGATATCTGCTAAGAGGATGTTTAGAGCCAGTCTAGCAGGTAGGTTGACTAACCGCCAAGCCTGTCCGCACCACAAAGCTGGGTCGTAAGCAAAAATGTCTCGAGCATCATAACGAGAAGCATTCTGTTGCCGAGTGGATGCCCAGCCCAAAGACCACGACTCGGGTATTTCTGGATTCAGTGAGAGAGGAAAGAAAGGTGCACGCAAACTAGGTTTCTTGAGAACAGACGTTGATCCTATCACTAGGCCCGCAAGCGCTTTTGAACCACGACCAGCAGCCGCAGCCTCCACGCCGGTCACCAACTCATCCCAGTCTATAGATAGACGGGCAGCCCCGACTTTAAGTACTTTCCTCTGTTTTTCTGTCAGCCGGTTCATCTGGAGTAGCTTTAGTTTCAGTTAATACTTCGGGCACTTCCGGAGGTACGTCAAGCTTGATGACGATTTCTGGTACGTCTTTGGAATCCAAAGCAGCCCGCTCCCCGCCAATGTCAGCCTTAGGCACCGAAGGATCAAACCAAACAGTGTCTAAAGCATCGTTAGTGGAAGCCTGAACGTAGCTCAGGATACTCTCATACTGGAAACCTATTGAACGACGGGCGTGTTGGTCAAAGACCGCCCTCATCAAGCGAGCGTCATCCAGACTGATACAGTAGTACAGCCAAGACAAAGTACTGTCTATGACAGGAGGCCTTCTTGCATAAAGGCTCAATCTTGCAAAGACATTATTAGGAGAAAGAGCAGGGGACTGTGCACCGAGTATAGGAGGTAGTAGTCGTGTGCAGTGATCGAGGGACGGCCTGCCCGCCACGATAACATCACCACATACGACGAAACGATCGTTGAAAGTACATATCCTATAGTCATCCAGGTTTAGCTCAGTCAAGACGTTCAACATCTGCTCTGTCAAGAAGCGCTCTGTCGAATTACCAAGTCTGAAATCGCCAGGTGCATTGTGTCCCTTGCCCGCAGCATTAGAAACCGTAGGTGCTATTACTACCCCCAAAGGACCACTGTTGGACAGGGTCAAACTTCTCAAGTGGTCAGACCAAGGCAACTCTGAACCTCCTGGAAACAAGTCTAGTTTGGGGATGTTCCTGCCATAGTACCGATGGACACCAGGAGGGAAGATACCGGTAGAAGTCATGGGTAAGATGTTACACCCACCAGCTACTGTAGGCTCATATCCAGTCAGGATGCCATACTCAAGCAGCTGGTCGTGAGGTCTAGAATTGGTGTACCTGCCAGCGACAAACGGTCCGGTGTAGCTGTTCTGATAAAAGAGCAGACCGCCAGCGTTATCCTTACAACCAGAAGGCACAGGCACAGGAGACAACTTGTAATACTCTGCAAACATAACCACAGATGTTATAGACGCATACAACTTCCTTAGCTCCGAATGTCTTTGAGCAAATAAGCCAACTACAAGAACATTCTGTTCTAGCCTAGAGTTAAGTATCGCGGAGATCTTTTTGAATTGCTTCTGCAACTCTAGACGTCGTGCTTCTGCAGGCAACACACCTCCGAAATTCCTGTCCAAACGACAGTACTTGCGCATAGTAGTACCCATTAATACAGCAGGAGGTAGGCCTAAGGACTCGTACACGGCGTCAGAGATTACAAGCTTCAGGGTCTGTATGTGACACATCAAAGCATCCTTGTTTACAGTCCCTCTGAACAAATCCTTGTAGATCAGTTCATCAATCTCCTGATTGGCAGTAGAGTTATAAAAACCTACGAGTAGAGCAGCTATGACTCTGAAGTCCGCTATAGGCTTTACCATGGTCTCCGGGCTGATCCAAGACGACACGGATCGGCAGTCGGCATATATGCGGCGCCAATAACCATCAGTAACAGAATAGACGGGCAGTCCACTGTCAGCTGTCACGACGTAGTCTCGCCTGTAGCTCATCAGATGTCTGGACCACAAATTCTGTTCAGGAGTGACTGCGATATCTGCAGTGTGCAGAGTAGCTGGTCTTGCAAAAGTGACGCAGTGAGCTGAAAGAGCATCGAACGCAGCTATGATATCTCCGTCGCACCGGAAGTAAGTCTTCAGACACTTAACGAAATCCAGCACATCGGACTCGTTAAAACGCCAACTACCAATGAAAGCCGAACCAGAGAAGATGACATCAGCACCACCCGGTGCAAAAGCCATACGCCGACCTGCAGGTATCAAGACGTTAGCAGCAACCCCGCCAACAGCCCGACAGGTATAAACATCTCTGTCCCCATACCTAGGCATGTTAATAACTCTACCTGCTATGGTTTGAGTCTGATCAGTGCCCTGGTTTGGCATCACGAAGACCATGTCAGTTGTAGACTGCGTACGATGGGTACCGGCGTTATGATACATGAGGCCTTCCAGTGCGACACCTCCGGCGACTTGAAAGTTTACAGTTGCAGCAGCGGTACACAGAGGAGGTTGAAACATCGCAATGAACAAAGCTACCCGAACATCACGTTCGCGCTGATCTCCCAGAAATAGCCAAGAAGGCAGCATCACTATAGTGCCCCTGCGTGTGCCATTGCCCCACTGACTTGTTAATGTAATTGTCGGATCCTGAGCCACATCACCGTTGAAACACGGCATGTAAGCAGCAGGGCCGATCAGCCTTGCATCACCGATACGCAAGTTGAAGAGATAGTTGAGGTCAACTGCCGGCGGGACAAACCGGGCGTCAGCGTCAACACCGGCAACACCAGCATTTCTGCCTAGCACGAAGCCTGCATCCAGTCTATCTGCGGAGACTAATGCAGTGACGGCGTAACCGTTGTTGTCGTTGGCACCTAGACAGATGATTGGGTTGATGATAAAGACATTCCCCGGGCCGAACGTGATGGGCTCGTTAGGGCTTATGACCCAAGGAGCACAGTGCATAGAGGAAAAAGACTTCGAACTGGAAGCTATAGCGGCGTATGTGAATAGGGTCTCATAGATCAGCTGCACGTTGGCAGAGATCTTTGATCCAGCAGTTGCTCGCTGCAGCTCATAACTGGCATAGTTTGTAAACAGCTGCAAGCCGTGGCCATAAAGCATAGTCACGACGTGGGGCTTGACCGTCTCCATCTTTCTTGTGTTAGCATAAGCCGCCAGAGCAGTTGATGACAAAATCTGCGACACCTCATTAGCTTCTTCAACAGCAATAGTGTCCCGACGTTCGTACTGATAAGCAAAGCCTGGTATAGTAGCAGGAATACATAACATCGGACGTTTCCCCGCCACTAGCGGACCTCTGGGACCGTCGTACAAGGCGTTGGCAGTAGGTGGATCCGCGTAGGGTGCGCCGACAGGGTAAAAAAGCGGCACAAAGGTAGACGCCGGCACAGGTGCTACATAGCCAGCATACGTACCATTAGCCGAGTTGTGCAGATAACCCTGTATACTAGGGAAGGGTATATCACCGCTCCTAAGATTAGCCTCAGACTGCTGTGAGTTTATTAGATTACTCAGAGACAACATTCTAGCTGGGCGGTCCTTCAATTAATTTTAGTAAGAGCTTAAAGTACGGAGTACTTGAGTCGCACGTCTTGTTGACGGATTTGGATAGGTAAGAGTAGTTGTCCTCCTCAAACAGCTCAGTGTTCATCAGGCGGATATCAGGGACTTCATCCTCATGCCACGGTTTGTAAGACCACACAGAAGGATGACCTGGGTTTGACGCCTGGAACTCTTCCGCAGAGATGTGAAACATAGCTGGGTTGGAAGCATCAAATCTAGCCTTCTGGTAATCTTTCAGACTCTTCCTCGGCAAAGCAAAATACTTTATACCTTTTGAAGGCAACTTTCTCTGCTCCGCCAACATGACTATGGCCATGTACATCGGCTTGGTTATGACACGGTTGAGAATGACAATCTGCCTAGTGCCTGACAAATACTCATATATCTTGAGTTTCCAAGGCAGGGTAGCATTGGACAGAGAAGACCAGATCATAAAAGCTTCCGAGAACAAAGGGCCATATTTACTGAATTTGATCTGAAGACGCTTAAGCACAACACTAAGACGTTTGTCTTTCGGTGTCTTTCTTGCTTTAGTATTATCAGAGCGCGAGTTCGACAAGGGGCAGGAGGCAGCAGCAGAGTTTGACGGCCCCTCTGATTGCCGCCCTTCTACACCTTGCCCATCTCCGTTTTTTGCGACCTCCGTCTCACGTTCCTCCATTAGAGAGTCAGTGGTCTGACACGCGTCGTTGATCATCGGGGGAAAGCCGGCCAGTTCACCGTCCGCAGTAGGAGCCGGACCAGCTAGCAGATCGTCAGGGCACTCGGGCAATGTGCCATTCAGGCGCATATTGCCATGGGTCTTGACGGGTGCAGTCTCATTGACGATCTGAGAAGCAACCTCTGAAGTCAAGAAGCCTAACTGCCCTGTTAGAGCACGCTCTACCGCATGATAATTCTCCACTGAATTAGCCGTCGCCAGGTGCGCTGGCGTAAAGATCGGCGACCAGTAGTTAGTAGTATAGTCTTGGTTTTCATCGTCATAGTCTACCTTGAGCTCGTCCGCGACAGCCTCACCCACTTCTAAAATGGCGTCTTTCGCTGCTTCTAACATACTGGTTCGTTCGGTAGCGACTCGTTAGTAACTGTCCAAATTGGGCACGTAGGAGGGTTTATGACCGGTACCGCCCCCACTGATAACCCGTTGAAAGCGTCCATTGAAACAGACAGCGCACCTGCAGACTTCGTGGCCACGAACAGAGGATCAGTCAAAGCATTGAAGGTTGTTGTAACCGGCACCTTCACGGACACAGATGCTATATCAACCTGTGCCTTCCCCAAGACTTTAACCTCATCTTTGAAAGCAGATTGGTAAGGAGCAGGTGTGACAGAGATAGACGCAGCAGTGTCGTTAGCTACTGAGCCCCTAACCTTTTCGGAACACACGACCAAGTTGAGGATGACAGTAGCAGGCACTCCCATCTGCAGCAATCTGTCACCACTAGGTATACTCACCTTCCCCGAATAACCGCTCGTAGTGATCGTATGACCGTAGACGTCACCTAGGAACATACAGAGGAAAGGTGTGGTCGCAGGCCCGTTGTCAACAGGAGGATTATAGATAGGGACACCCGTGCCAGGTGTTATTCCTACGCTTGCGCCCTGGTTAGTAAATATCTCTTGCTTCAAGTCACCCGTCTTATATTTAAGATAACCAGGAGACCAGACACCAGTTGGTGTTTGCCCAAAAGAAGGAGATGGATCGTCAAAATTGATGGCTGGAGCCATATCAACCCAAGTCCTCTGAGCAGTAGGCGAGTATGCATTCGGTAAAGGCGTTCCCAAAGCCAAAGTGTCACTGTCCACGAGCCATACCGAGTGCCTGAAAGTGGCACCCGGATCAGAACTATGACCATATCCGTGGATCGTAACAGTGTGTTCGGACCAGAACTTGGGTACGACCTGCTTAACGTTGCAAGCTGGATCAGTCGGGCCGCCGGATGAACCCGAAATAGGCAGAGAAATGACGGTTATTACAGGAGATGCCTTGAAATTGACAACATTATAATTAGTTAACATCCTCACGAGAGGGCGCAGATACGACTTAGGTTCAGTACTCATCAAACTATACCTTGCTGTGCCAATTGTTTATTACGTTTAGCCACCAAACTTTGCAGAGAAGCAAGTTGTGAAGGAGTTGCAGGTGTCAAGTCGACAGCTGGACTTAGAGGTACCGAGACAACACTAGGGCTAAGAGTGTTAGAATCGCGCCCTCCGTACACGGCAGACTCTGTGGCAGCAGGAGGTAAAGCAGAACCTAGTGGCCGGGCGGCCTCAGTTTTACCACGCCTCAGGAACTCAGAGACAGTCGAACTTAGAAACGGATTTCTTTGCGGCTGAGAGGATTGTTGAGTAGCCAGATCCTGAGGCTTACGACCTTTTGGAGCAAAAACAGGTGCGGGCGTTTTTAGAATAGGTTGTTGCTGCTGTACCTGTACTCCTGTCGGTGGAACAGTTCCAACTCTGACCTGAGAAGCGTAAGAGATAGGAGGAGGCAAAGCTTTTGGAGGACTTATCTGCGGTTGGGTTTGCTTGGGACCTGAGGGAAAAACTGCCGATAACGAGTGTGTGATCGGGTCTTTCAATACATTTCCTAGGTGACCCACCTTACCAGTTAGAGAAGCTACAGACTTACTGAGGGTGGCTACCGTACTAAGAGAGCTCTGCATACTATCGACCTTAGCTGTCAGCGCCTGATTCGTTGTCTCGATGACGGTGACAGTATCTAGAAGTAAAGATATAGCGTCGTTCGTCTCCTCAAGCATGAGTTGTTGCTGCGCGACAGACGAAAGGGCCGAAGCAGCATTTGTGCTCACGGTCTCGACCTTCGTGTCGACGTCGCTGACGGCCGAAGCAACGCTCTCTATTACCCCGGCGATGTCAGAGATATCCTGCAAAGTACCGTCAAGCGACATAGCATCCTTGACTTCATTGGCGATTGACCCGAAGTAGCCTATACTCTTCCCCTGATCCTCGAGAGACTGCGTCAGAGTCTGCATCTTACGCTCCAAAAAGTCAAGCTTGTTCTGCATCAAAACCTTCTCCCTAATAGATTCCTCTAACGCCTCGGCCAAGCTGGTGTTAGTAGCATTGCATACCTCAATGTCGGCCACAAGTCTGGGTATTAACGCAGACTCTGTTTCCAGTTTGGCCAGACGGGACATCAGCGTCTTCAGAGTGTCGGCCGTAGCAACATCCGACGAGACAACTGTTGTGAAACCTTCCGTATCCGACACGGATAACTGTACAGTAGGCAAGACGTAAGCAAAGCGTGTGACGTTAGAAGTATAAAACTTAGAGTACACTTCTTTGCCCTCTTTAACAGCTACCTGCTGGGGTGTAGGCATTATAAGGGTTCCTGTCCTTTTGTAACCTTTAATCTGCTCACGGGCAAAAGTTTTTATGTCATCCAGATTCTTCGGTACAAAGTCCTCAGCCAACTCGACCCAACCATCACCCTGGCTGCAGACTATAAAAGCATACCTACCTGCTTTTGCGAAAGTCTGAAAGTCTTTCGGCGGCAGGCAGGTGACCGTTTGACCGGCATCAGACTTAAACTTAATCCTTGGGCCGGTTACGCACTTGGTGACATCTGCACCCTTCGCAGAGCTGTCAGCAATCGTTGGGCTCTCAGCGGTAATTTCGGAATCAGAAG